CTGGCCCGGGGAGACGAAGAAGCCCACAGAGTCAGGGGTAAGGAAGTCAGTACGACCAACCGAATGGATCTGCACCCAGACATACCCGTCACGGGAGATCAGGGAGCGCCGCGTCGTCCCATCGTCAATGAAGCGAAACCAGATCCGGTTGCCGTGGGCATAGGGCTCGTTGATGTAGTAGGCATTGGCGCTCGTTGGGCTGTTCCATTTACCCACGCCGATGGTCTGTAGCAGGGACGTAAGGCTTGCAGCCGTGGACCGACCCACAATCGAGATAGCAACCAGCTTACCGCTTGCCGAGTCATAGAGCATGAGTCCGGCTGCGCAGTACTGGATGCTCAGGTCGGTGAACTCCAGCAACGCAGTGACGGTGTAGTTGGATGTGGCCGCAAGGGTCTTATACCGGCCACGGAGATTGTCGTTACCTACCGCGGCGGGGGCAAGAATGCCCTGTAGCGGCCCCGGCTGAACGATCGTGGCTGTGCCTTGGTTCATCCATGTGTTGATGCCAGTGGGTGGTACGACACGCTGATCGCAGTTGTAGAAGCGCCAGGCGGATGCTCCACGAACCATCCTTAGCGGGGCATCGGTGCACTGATAGGTATCACCCTGCGCCGGTGATGCCGGGGCGGTCGCATAGGTGCCCTGCCCGTTGACGTTGCCGCTCCCGGTGGCGGCAAGGCTCGCGATGTCCTGAGCCGTGCACCATGCATCGGCGGTGCCGTCCCGGAGCATGACAGCCTCCGTACCAGCCAGAGGCGTCTTATGGGTATATACAGCGGGGTCGGCATACTTACGATTTGCCATGAATCACCTGTCGTAGAAGTAGGCAATGCCGCGAATGTTGATGGTGCCTAGGCCAATCAGGCCTGCGCCAAACACGTAGCTGAATTGCTGGGAGGATGATGTCCATCTGTCCACCGCCGCCCGCCTTCACAGAGCGAAGGAAGTTGGTCGCCGATACCGTGCCGAGATCGGGGTTGGACAGATAAAGCGGGAGCGTGGCCGAGTTATCGACCTGCATCACGAGGAAGGTGGAGACAGGCGGGACCATGGCGGCCGCGGAAACGACCGTCGCCGTCTGGTTCACCCCATTGAGGATCAGGACATAGGCCGTATTCGCCAGTCCGTTGGTGCCCATGAACTCCACGCGGTTGGCGTTCTGGCCTGGGTTGCCGTGCCTGATGGGAATGATCTTCCCGTCTGACCCGACCCATAGCGATCCGATGAACCGACGCGACGTGTCTCCCGTCTTGGTCCTGGCGGTGCCCTGATAGGGCGCTGACGGCGAGGTAGCCACGACCTCGATGGCTGGTGTGGTTGGGCTGCTAAGGTAGGCGTAGACGTGAACCCACGACGATGCTGCGGGCGTTCCCGCTGATACGGCGAGATCGGCATCCGTCGCGATTCTCTGGGTATTCGGTAGGAAGCACTGCCCCGGCCCCACTGACACAATCAGGCCGGTGGCATCGACCGACATCCGCATGCCGGTGATTCGCGAGTTTACGGGGTTATTCGCGGCCATCAGTTCGCAATGCTCCTGTCCGAGAACCTGCGCCAGTTGGTGCCGTCGCTAAGGCAAGGCTCCGCCCCGCCCGTGAGGTCGGTAACCACAATGGCTTTCCATGTGTTGGTCGCTGCCGATGGCAGGGCAGCAAGCGTAGAGGTCGGGAATGCAGGCATGGCGATCGCCACGTTCGCCGCAGCCGTCAGCCTCCCCTGAGCATCGACAGTGAGCGTGGCTACCTGTGAGGCCGAACCATAGGAGCCAGCCGTTACAGCGGTGTTTGCGAGCGATAGGGTCCTATCCGCCGAGAGGTTTCCCCCGCCTTGCAGTCCCGTTCCCGTCGCAACTTGGCGCGAGGATGGCACCGCATCGGTAATCCCATACCCAGCTAGCGTCGTAGGCGTGTTGGTGATGTCGGAAAAATCGACCGTGGTCACCTCGTCCCAGTCGGTCAGCTTGTTCCCGGGCTGGTCGGTCAGCTGATCCCCGTTCTGGTCGGTCAGGAGATAGCCGGTGATATTGGATTCGGCCTCAATGACAAGCTGACCGCCGCCAGGCGTGAGCGTGATGCCATTGCCAGGGATGAGAGCGACTTGCCGAGCAGTGATAGCCCTGCCCTTGTCGTCCAGCTGGATGACGGCAAATGCCGAGTCACCGCCATAGGTCCCGGCAACAACCCCCGTCTGAGTGAGGTTGAAGCTGGATATCCCCGTCCCGCTATTCGTCGCTACGGCAATGTCGGCAGAGTCGGCAAGGGCGGCGGAGATGGGAAACCAACCGCGCTTACCTGTGCTGTCCGCGCCGTAGTAGGTCGTCGGCCCTGGCAAGAGCGTGTCGTACATCAGGGTGATGTTGACGACACCGCTCTCAAGCGTGCCGTCTACCTGTATCGACCCTCCGCCGTTGATTACCGCATTGACGCCCTGAGGCGGGATGTTGTCCACGGTGCCATCAGGCGACCCGAGCTTTAGGGCGATCTCCTTGATGTCGTTTGCCGCCTCACCACCCGCCAGTGTGTTGGCCGTAATGAACCGGTCAGCCGACTGCATCCATACGTAGAACGGCCTCTCAGTGAGATTGCCAGCCCCGATTAGGGGAACGCGGGCACCTGGGAGGTTTACGTCCTTCATGCGATGGCAACGAGACCGATAGCCACCCAATCGAAGGGAACGGCAGCATTGAAGTTGAACCCGGCGCCCGTATCGTCGCGCTCACCGGCCGACATCACGCCGGAGAAGCCCGTGGCGCTTTTGGTGGTCAGGTGGGGGATGGGGGCATTGCCAAGGGCGCTCACCGTGCCTGCATACCTCGGCGTGACCCCGACCCACATGGCCTCAGCATTGAAGGCCGTGGGGAACACGACCGAGAAGCCCATATCCCGTCCACCGACGTTCGGGGCCGAGCCTGATCCGGTCTGGATGAGGATCTTGTGGGTGCCGTCGTTGATCGATACGCCCGTGGTGCTCACCGCCACGTCAGAAACGCCATCGACGGGGTCAGGCGGGGTCTGCCAGATGAAATTAATACCGTCATTGCCCAGAATCTTGCCGGATTGGCCCGTGGGGTCTGGCGGCTGGAGGATGGTCTGCCAGAGCATCACCGCGCCGTCATTGGTCAGGAACTTGTTGGCATCCAGGGGCGGGATGGCGTTCCCATCGCCGCCAGGCAGTTCCACGTCGTCTGCCTCGGCAATCAGGGTGTTATCGGCATCCAGAAGACGGATGTAGTAGCTCCCACTGCCCCAGATATCGTGGACCGTCCTCCCATCCGACCCGATTAACACGGTCGGGCCGTTATTGACGGTAAGATCCGGGTCGCCGAACACGTCCTTGGGCGTCGTGGTGCCAGCGTCGTAGAACTGGAGCACCCCGCCAGAAGCGGGCACGCCAAGCCGGTCGAGGTATACCGGGAACTGGTCTAGGATGCGGAATCCGGTCATGGATTGTTCCAAATAAAAAGCCCCGCGAAGGCGGGGCTGTGGAAGGGAAGATGAAGGACTTCTTGCTTGTTGTCGGGATTGTTGCCGCCATGGCTGTCGCGGCTTACTTTATTGGCGCTGTCGCCGCGGTCTTCGCGATGATTGGCAGGGGACTTTGCCATGCCTTCATCTACCCTATTGAGGCTCGCCTACTTCGAGTTCTCCAAGATCGAGCTACGGCTAGAGCTTTCGGAACCACGGTTGATGTAGTTCGAATCCGTCGAAAAGCGGACACAGGCGATCATTGATTTCTCAATCCACCGAGTAGACTCAATGCCGTCGGCTGCGTGGATGTCTGAACGCCCTGGCTAAGCGCCGATAACCCCTTCCCATTCCCCAGCATTGCTCCAACCAGCTCAGGGTTCTGGAATACCTTTTGCGCCAGACGTGATGTTGCTACCGCAGATAGGCCACCAAGTGCAGCGTTGCCGATCCCGTAGAGGTTGCCAAGGCCGGTAAGACCACCTGCAAGGCCGATGGTTGGAGCTGCTGATTTCAGCGCCTCCATCACAGCTACGCGTGGCGCCGTACCGCTGTTCCCTACCGGGTCCTTGACGAACCTCTGCCCAATGGCCGCAAGGTCACCAAGGTCGCCTCGATCGCCGCGGGCCATTGAAGCCTTGCCCGCCCTATTAGCGGTTACTCGCTCCATAAGACCGCCCGGGGAGATGTTTCCTGATGTCTGTCCGGCCTTAGCAACCAAGGGCTCGATAGTTTTCAGGTCACGATACTGTGCCCGAGCATTGGCCCACGCAGCCGCGTCATCAGGTGAAAGATTCTTGGCTACTGCATCACGCAGGGCCTCTTGAAGGTCGCCAAGGTAGACGCTCCGCTCACCGCCAGCTGCAATGGCCTTTCCGAGATTGCTATCGATGCTCTGATATGCCCTTCCCGAAAGGACGCCACCCTCGGAACGTGAAACCAGATCCTTCACGATCCCGTTGATCGTATTTGTCGCCTCTGCACCAAAAGGCTTGGCATTCGCGATAACAGCCTGTATGCGGCCTGCAAGTTGCGGCGTCAGCGGGAGGTTGGTGCTTTCCGTCAGGCGGTCGAACTCGGCTCCTATTCTCTGCCTAGCGCGGTCAAAGACTTGAGGCGTGATCTTTGGAGAATCTTCGCCAATGGTTCGGCTCACTGCCCTGTTAAACGCCTGACTCTGCGTATCTTGGAACGCCCGACCACCAGAGAAAGGCGTGTTCTTCGTTACTGAATCAACGGCCTTAGCCGCCGCCGAGTCTCCAAGCTGGCTTGCCTTGAGAGGAATGCCCATTTCTTGGGCGCGCTGAGCCAGGGCAATCGTATCGGCATCTGGGGCGCCGAGGGCTCGCCTGGTAGCAGCATTGACGCCCTGAAAACCAGCCCCAAGGACAGCCGGAGTAAGCGATCCGACAAGGCTAAAACCTAGTTCTGCCGCAGGAGATAGCCCAGCCTCATGCGCAGCTTGACCCGCCACGTTACCAGCCGTCAGTGCAGCGGTCTGTTGCCCAAGATTTTCAGAGAATGCCTTGCCAACTGCCTGAGCCGGTACGGATTCAGCGGAAGCCAGAGCGCCGCCCGCAACGCCTCCCGTTCCGACAGCGCCGAGGCCTTCCACGATGCGATTGGCGAAGCGCTCTACGGGCGTATTTGGCTCTGGTACACCGGCAGCGTCCAGGCCTCTGCTCACTGCCTCTCGCGCTGTAATCTGGTGGTATTTCGGATCGACCCCAGCGGCATCAAGGCCCTTGTTGACCACGTATGTCGCCGGCCCAAGCACCAAATCAGGAAGACCGGCAGCACCTTTGACTAGGCTTCCGCCCTGCATCGCAGCGTCTCTTGCCAGAGCACGCCCATAGTCCGCCGCCGTGTGGGGGCGATCTGGAGCCATCGCAGCCGGCATAAGGTCTGCCATGGTGTACGGATTCTGGCCGGTGGCGTACGGAACATCGTCGGGATGGTCGGCGCTTCCGGCTGGACTCGGACCCGTTAGCGAACTGAGCTTTACGCGCCCAGGAGGCGGTGAAGCTTCTGGCGGTGAAGCTACAGGTGCCGCCGCTACCAATTCGGATAGTTTTGGCATTACAGCGGCTCCACGTCGGGGTCATTCGGATCGCCACCAACCACGCGGTACTGGCTCCCGTTCACTGTGATGATGTCACCCGCACGATGGGCATTCCCTTGCGCGGGTGCGGAGTTCGTAGCGCCACCAGCGTGATATGCCGGTCCCGCCGTCCTGATCATGTTCTGCTCGAGAATCGCCCGGTTTCTTGCCTTCTGGGCTACTACGTCAGGACGGTCTCCAGCTTGCGGGAAATAGTTCCTAACCTCTGAATCCATTTCGTCCTTGCCGATTGCTGCACCCGACTCCTTGCGGAGGTTTGCGCGAACCCAGTTTTCCGCAGCCTGTCGATACTGCTGGCCCTTATCACTAAGCAATGTATTGCCGATGACGCCGCCAACCCCTGTGGCGAACCGGTCGCCAAGATTCGTAGGGTCATAACCGTCGCCTTCTAGAGCGGACAACTCACGGCCTGCGTTGATCATACGGTCAGCGAAACCAGCCGCATTGGACTGCTCGTTGTTTGGCGGCCGTACGGCAGGCGAAGCGGTTGGCCGACCAGATTTGTCGGCAGGTCCGCCAGGAATGGGCATAAGGTCCCCGTTATCCGTCCAGCGGTAACCTGCCGGTGCTCGAGTCGGCCTCGGTACACCGCCGCTTGAACCAGAGGTGGGAGCACGCACCGGCCGCATTGCATTACGCTGGTCAACTTGGAACTGCGCAAGCTCAGGGTGAGCCTGGAGATATTCCATGGACTGGATGGCGGCGGGCGGCTTATCAGTGGCTTGGTACAAGGTCTTGCCTGTCACCTTGTCCACCAATGCTCCGCCAGGCTGCACCACAACACCCTCTGTTGGATCGGCAACCGCACCACCAGCCTGACCAACGAGCTGGTAGAGCTGAGGCAGCATATCCTCACTGAACTGATCGGGGGGAACCATGCCGTTGCCATGCTCTTGCCCCAATTGCGCAAGAAACGGGCGAACAGCCTGGTAAGCACCCTGGACCTGCTGAGGATTGCCGGACTTGTAGGCCGTTAGGACATAGTTCGCCGCATTGCCGATCTTCTTGGCCTTAGCATCGTCCGCCGTCTGCAATTCATGCTGAACAGCAAGCGCTTTGCCGGGGTTGATGGCCGCTGCCAGCCCAAGGTTCTGAGAGGCAGTTGACGGGTCAGAAATCGCAGCACCAGCAAGCTTGTTAAATTGCTGGTTCTGGCCTCGGTCATACCCAGCGTTGAACGATCCAGCGATATCAGGAAGGAAAAGGCTTGCCATGGTCAGACGTTCCAGTTAGCAGTCCACGAAGTCGAGGTAGAACCCGGCCCTGTGTAGTTCGCGCCGCCCAAAAGGCCCGCGCCACTCTGCGCGGCCGGGGTCCCGTAGCTGCTTGAAGTAGGCGAGTAGCCCGATGACCCAAGGTAGTTACCTGCGATACCGGCCAATCCACTGAGAGCATTACTGGTCGCATTGGCAGAGTCATAGATGCCCTGTCCTTGCGCGGTTGCTCCGGCAAGGTTGAACTGGCCCTGCTGTGCAGCATTGCCTGTGCCAATGCTTCCCAGGCTGGTCGCTGAGGATTGACCAAGCTGCGCAAGCCCCGCCAGCTTGTTGTAGTAGTTGTTGTAGTTCTGGCTGGCGAGACCTTCGGCGTAGTTCGTAATATCCGCAGAATGACCGCCGCTATACAGCGAACCCCTCGCCGCTGCGCTCCTGTCAAGGCCTTGAAGACCCTGCGTCAAAGAGAACTGGTAATCTGGCGACTCCTTGAAGGCGCTGTAATCACCATTGTTGAGCGCCGTGATGCCATATAGAGCGCTCTTTCCGGCATCCGCATAGGGCTGTAGGTTAGCCTCGGTCTTCTCGTAATTCTGCTGTAGCTGATCAGCCGAGGCACCAGCAGCATTAGCCGCCTTATTCGCAGCCTTCTTCGATGCGTCGCTTTGTAGCTTTGAACCGACCAGCGTTGCGCCAGCGGCAATGGCTGCACCCCATGGCATGGTTACACCTCCACCAGTTCGTGTTCTTCGTGGATGACGGGCGTGCCGGAATGGATGCAAAGGACGAGCGTGTCAGGCTCCATTGCCTGAAACGTGTGCTTTTTGAAGGCCGGTACGAGAATCGCAGCCTCAGGCGTGCCCGAACGGATAAGGCGACCATCGAAGAGAACGGCACCGCGTGCTACGTAGGAGATGTGCTCGTAGGGGTGCGAATGCTGGGGAATGATGGTCCCGGCCTCGGCGATGTCCATTTCCTTGACGAACGTCTTGCCATCGGACGTTATGTATTCACGGCCAATGGGCTGGCACGAGGCGCGCGCAAGGCACGACACGCAAGGGCTCGTCATACGTTTCTCCGAATGCAGATAATTAGCGTGATTCGCTCGCTGTTGCTCTGGTTAGTCACCCAGTGCAGTCTTGAGTTGTCGAATGTGTAGAGGTCGCCAGGCTCAGGTCGCAGTTCTGAGTCCTCGAAACAGAATGCTTGCTGGTCATTGCCAGCCACTTGCACGGCGAATTTCTCGTAGTAGCTCGCGTGCCAGCCGCGATCGATATGCGGTGCCACTTCTCCGCCTGGCGGAATACGGGTTATTAGCACGCCGCCTAGGCGACCTCCGCCAACGTGACGCACAACCCTGCGTGCCAGTGACCAGGCCGCAGGAACGTCATGGATCACCGGATACCATGACGATTCATGCTCGCTATTGAAAGCGCCCGGATTGCCGTTGAAGTTTTCCCATGCGTTGTAACGGACCCAAATGTCTGAAACAGCGCGGTGCGGCGTCTGATAGGTCTCAGTGCGCATGGTGTGTTTGTTCCACGCCTCAGGATGCCGTGCAAGCTGATCCCTAAGCGGCTTCACGTCGAAGCCACTACCGATCTTTCTAATGGAATTCATCGGCCGTCACATAGCTCTAGCTGCGCACTTGCTGCAAGACAGTCCGCTCTAACGTTATCCGTGATGCGGTACGCGAAAACCCACTGAATACCCACTCCTAGCCGCCGCCTTGTAACTCGTTTTGTGAACTGCCCCGTGGTGCCAAGATCGAGCTTGGTCCAGTCAGACCAATTTGCGCCGCCATCCTTGCTGTATCGGAACTCGACCGAACTCATGCGACCTCCAAGCGGAAATCGATGTAGTTGTTGACCCCATAAATGGAGCCATTGCAGATCACGGCGATCAGGTTGGAACCGGCGACGAAGAACGACTGGGGAATCGTGTCCTCGAAGTAGTAGACGTACGGGTTACCAGGCGTGCCGTTGCCCGTCGTGATGAAGTCCTTGAAGAAGTTGCCGTTGATGAAGATGCCAGCCGCGTCATCGACGTAGATAGCAATCTTCATCGCCTTCGCCTCCGTGAGGTTGAAATGACCTCGCAGGTAGCAGGCCTTATCCAGAGGCCAGCCAATGGCAATCTCGGCAGGAAAGCCATAGTTGGCTGCGTCCGGCCGGTTGCTTGTTCCAAGCGGCATGACGCTGGATGTCCAGGCCGAGTCGTCGTATCCGGTCCCGATGTAGTCATGGGTAATCGGGTACGCCTGTAGCAGATATTTCAGGTCCGAGATGTTCGGGTCAAAGCCCGAGTCTGCGATGGTTGCGCTATCGGGAAGCGTCGCCACGTTCCCGGCGCTATCGACACCCTTGACCGTCCATGAGAACGGACCAGCAACCGTTGGCGTCCCGGATACCATGCCCGACGAGTCCATGGTTAGACCAGTGGGTAGCGCTCCAGCCGCTATGGAGTACGTTACAGGTGGCGTGCCACCGCGGGACGTATAGGTGAAGGGGTTGATCGGCGTGTTGGCGATACCGCCAGGAAGGTCTCCCGCCAAGGTGAGAGGGATGACAAACGCCTCTTTCTGCGGCTGGCCCGTGTCGAACACCAGCTCAAAGGCATTCACCATAACCGGGTTCTGGGCGTTGGCGAGCACGCCAGTAACCCGCATGCGCTCCATCTCCACACCGGCCTCGGTCTGGACATCCCAGTCCAGCTTGTAGATGCGGCCATTGGAGAAGTCGCCGCCGTACCAGCCACCGTTCCACGAGACGAGATCGTTGATCCTCCACCGCTTGAGGTTCTTCGACTGACGACGGTGCCATTCCTGTGTGGCAACGTCGTAGCCCCAGGTCTGGCCGTCCTGGAAGGTCAGGTAGAAGATCTTGTGGCCACGGTCCTCGAACGTGAAAGAGAACGCTGTAGCCGATGTGCAGCGCGAAATAGCCTGCTCAATCGGGTGGGTGGAAATGCGTAATGGCGTATACCCATTTGCTTTGTAGACGACATCGTCATTGCCTAGCCAGAAGACGCTGTTGTCCAGCCGGGATATGGCAAAGGTGCTCGCGGCACCGACTTCCATGACCATGCCGCTGGAGCGCTGGAACGTTCCCGTGGCCTCGCCCGTGTTCTGGTACGGCTCAATAGTCCGCTCCCCGAACAGCCACCACTCCCGGTGGGTGACCATCTGCCCTACGAGCTTGTCAGGAGACCCCTCGGCCTCGTACTGGTCAAGCGTGTTGTAGGACGTTGCGTCAGCCAGGTCAGAGGTGAAGGCAAAGCGGCGTCCGGGCTCGATGCCCGTGATATAGCTGTCCACGTAATCAAACGAGATCGAGCCGGGGAATCCGTCATCCGTGATTTGCTCCAGCTGCCCGGTCACGGTGTTGTAGACGTAACCCCCTACCCCATTGGCGATAGCAACCTGATTGCCGCCCGTAATCTGGTTGTGGCTCATTGAGACACGGCCAACACCGGGGATGGTTCCCACATTGACCGTCTGACCCTTGGGACCGATCGCAAACAGGCTGTTCCCCGAAACCACAAGGAGCAGACCTTCCACGTTGCGCATGCCACGGATCGGCGCCTTGGTCCCGAGGTCAACGAACTCCGAATATCCAGGCGCACAGCGCAGCATGCTCGGCGAGCGCGTACCGGCCTTCTCGGCGTAGACAGGGATCAGGTTTACTGTGTCCTGTACCGACCATGGCCGAGTGTCGTCCGAGTAGGCGCCACCGACGATTGGTGCATCAGTCCAGCGGGTCACTTAGAAGTACTCCGCCTGCTGGGTTGTGCCTAGGTAACGAGATTCTTTCAGTGCAGCCAGACGCTTGAACCCCTCCTGCTTCTGCAAGGCGAGGGCCTGAGCCCGATTGATCACCCCGAAGGCGACCATCACGGCTGGGGCGATGTACCAGACCAAAGCGCGGAAGTACGCGGCAGGGATCTTGTCCGAATCCGGGTCGAAGTTGAGGTATCCCTCACCAAACAGGTATTCAAGCTCCTGCTGACATACCTCGGTCGCCAGTTTTGCGTCCTCTGGCGATGGATTTCCTTGCGTTGACTGGCCGTCAAGCACGCCAACTTCGGTAAGCACTGCGTTTCGAAGCTCTGCGCGCTTGTAGATAGCCATGATCCCTCCAGAAAAGAAAAGGGGCGCCCCGAAGAGCGCCCCTCCACTGCCTTACGCGTCGAGCGGCGCGGCCACGAAGCCCGTCACCTGCCCCCAGTCCTTCGGACTACCGTCCTGATCCCACACCACCTTCTCGATACCGCGCATTTCCATGAAGCCGACACCATTTTGGTAGCCGTAGTCGTCTTCCTTGCGAAGCGTGGTCTTGGTGGTCTGCGCCCAGGCGACCGCGATGGCCTGCGAGCCGCACAGATACCACGGCTCGACGCGGACCGGCGTGCCAGCCGTGTTGTTGAAACCAGCGATCTCCGGGATCTCGCGGATCACCACGCCATCCCAGTAGAGGGATGTCGTACCGGTGAACAGCGGGTTTTCCTTCGAACGTTCACGGGCGTTCTCGTGGACTTCCGCGAGGTCTTCCTTGAGATCGCGATAGGCGAGCTTGCCCACGAACATCACGTAGGTCTCTTCATCCTCACCGTACTTGAACGGGCGGATGCCATCGCCATTCACGGTCTTCGCGCCCTGGGCAATGCGCTTTGCCAGGGAGACGATCTCCTTGGACATACGCATCGTGCCGGTGACAGCGTTCAGGGCTGTGGCGTGTGTGGCGTTGTAGTTCGCCACGGCATCGCCATACAGCACGCGATCGCCGTTGTTAGCGTTCCAGGTATTGCGCTGGGTCGCCGTCGCCGCGGTGTAGGAAACGCCCGTAGCCACCGAACCAAGAGCGGTGATGATGGCGTTCTTGAGCAGGCGCATGGACAGGTCTTTCAGGGCCACGCGGCCAGCCTCGCGAACATCGAAGGCGGATGCCTGTTCCTCCAGGCCATTGACCACGACAGCATCTCGGACCACCTTGATGGTGACCTGGAAGCCCTCGTTCGGCAGCTGCTTCTCGTTGCCCACCAGCGACGTGCTTCCGTCGTTGGACGTCGTTGCATCCAGCGCGCCAACGAGATTGAAGGTGATCGCGTCGCCCTTCTTCTTCGTCAGGTCACGATTGACCTGAATGATGGAGTTCTCGTCGGAGCCCATGTACCGCTTGAAACGGCTATCACGGACGTATTCCATCCAGAACTTGTTGTCCCACTGCTTTGCGCGCGCGGCGGGGGAGATGACGGTATTCGTCATGGCTTATTTCCTCGGAAATAGTTCTTTGAAGGGGTCGGGCTCCTTCACGACGCCTTTTCCGGCGACGCTTCGGGCCGACGACAGGTCGGGTGGTACGGCGGCCGCCTTGTTCGCCTTCTCAGATGCCTTACCCTGCTCCGCTTCAAGCTCCGCCAGGATCTCGGCGCGGAGCTTTTCTCGGTACTTCTCGGGGTCTTGCATCTGCTCGTGCTCGATCAGCTTCTTGCCTAGCTGGTAGCCTGCTTTTGCCGGGTTCGGCGCGGTCATGACCTGATGAAGCGCGGCCGGGTTCTGCTGGCCGTATGCCTTCACCTTCTCGATCACCTCGTCATAGTCCGGGTGGGCTTCTCGCATCTGGTCCTCGATAGCTACGAGGAACCGGACTTGGTTCGCCTGCTCGGCGCGACTGACTCGGCTGTTGATGAAGGCGTCAGGGTCTTCCCAGAACGTCTTTTCCGGCTCCGGAGGTGCCTGGTGGCGCTCCGGTTGCGCCTGAGGTGCGGCCTTGTTGGCCTTCTCAAGTGCGGCTTCCAGTTCGGCAATACGCTTCTCGCGCTCCTGGCGCTTCGTGCGTTCCGCCTTCATTGCCTTGTACGGAACAGGCTTTTCCTCGTCCTCTTCCTCGGTCGGCGACACCTCGGCCTGCTCTTTTTCGCCCGTTTCCGCTTCGCTCGGCTCGGTTTCAACCTCGGATTCATCTACTTCCGGGGTATCGCCTTCGTCGGCTTCTGCGTATGCATCGAGGAAATCTTTGTCCGTCTGGCTCATGGGTTACCTCACATCGACCTTTCGCCGTCGTCGCGTCTCGCGCCATGCCGTGCGCGTCCGGGCAACAAAAAACCGCCCTAAGGCGGCTCTGTCATTGCGGGGTGAACTGGTTAAGCGGGCTGTCTCGGCTGCTCCGCCGCGGTGGCGAAGGCGTCCGGCCCTGGAACCTGTCCATCGACAGGCCAGCCAGTCGGGACTGCCTCTAATGGCTGAGGCCTGAGCGCGACAATGCGCGCCGTCTCTGCCTCATAACGCTTGATCTCAAGCTCAGCGGCTTGCAGCTGCTTGTCAGCGATGTCGCTAACGTTGCTTCCCTTCGCCTGCTGTAGCTCGAGCTGGGTCTTTTGCAGTTCCTGCTGGGCTTCCTGCAACTGCTGCTGCATATCCTGCATCTGTTTCTGGACTTGTGGCGGAATGCCGCCCTTGTCCAGATAGTCAAGGATCTCGTCCTTGTTGCGAAGCGTTGAGGCCTGAATGATCGCCTTGGTCGGAATGGCGCTAGGGTCGGCCTTCTTGAGTTCGACAAGCGCTTGGAACTGCTCGCTCTGGAGGTTGACCGCCTCGGGCGCATCCTCAAGGATGACGTCCACATCCAACTCCCCTAGCGGGTTCTTTGTCGCCACCACCTGATCAAGCCGCGGATCGTCCGGCGCGATACCCGGATCGAACGGTTGACCAGCCTCCTGCGCCGCGCGCGCTTTCTCGATTATCTGGTCGCGAAGTGTCACGGGCTTGTTGACCGGAACCCAGCGCAGGTTCTTCTCATCATCCGTCACCCGAATCCAGCGCTCGTCGTTCCAGTACTGGCGGATGCGATACCACGTCTGACGGTACATTTCCCACGACCACTGCCGTAGGGATTCGAAGACCTTGCCCTGCTCTGCCAGGCCTGCCGATATCTGAACCTCTTGGGCTCGTCCAGATGGCGCAGCCTGATCGCCAGCGAGCGCTGGATTCACGCCAGAAATGTCGATTTCGGCCTTAGACTCCTGCAAGAGCTGGAATTGCCCCGCTACAAGGGTCTGTTCCTCCACGAACTCAAAGCGCATGTTCGGGTTGATCTGGAGGAAACCGTCTGGCCTCGCCGCTTCACGGCGGGCTTGCTCGACGTTCTCTACTGCGCCCTTCTCCGCAATGATCTTCTTGCTGTTCAGAAGATGAAGAGCCTTCGAACGCCGCTTGTTGATCTCGTCCTGAGGGCTGATGTGGCGGCGCACCACGCCGTATCGCTCGTTCTCGCGTGTCACATAGGCGCTACAGGCAATCAGATCGCAGGTCGGCTCGTCATGCTCGTCTAGGTAAGGCGATACCACCGGACCCCAGAGGAATCCACCACGGCAGAAGATCGCAGCCCACCACTCGCCGTTGTGACGGAACCGGTGATGTAGCACACGCACCCGGTGCCGCTTCTTATCGCTCCAGTCCAGGCGCGGTCGGTCATCGTAGGTATCGCCAGCCATGTTTCCCTCGGCATAGCAGGACTCAATCACGTCCTCTTTGCCCGGGAAATCGCGGAGGGCATCACCCTCGTCCATCCACAGGACCTCGCCTAGATAGCTGGCATCGCTGAAATCAGGCTTGCTGCTATGCGGGTCTCGGTAAAATCGGTCCCAGGGTACATGAGCCTGCTTTACCTCCATCCTTCCGTTGACCATCTTGGCGGTGACGGTGCCAGCGCCAATGCCTTCGATGAACAGGTTTTCGGCCGCAGCGGAGCGGATGGTGTCGAACTTGTTAGCCTCGCAGACATAGCTGATCGAGTCGGTGACGCTATTGGCGTCATCCTCATGCTGCGGGGTGCGCGGATAGGCCTTTGGCTCCGTCCGCATCTTGAGTTCATGGCCTAGGAGCGTATCGATCTTCGGGCCGATGCGGTTACTAATCACCGGAGGCTGCTTACGCTTCCGAAGCGCCTCCAGTTCTTCGCCAGACAACTGGTCGCCGTCGTAGTAGTCCCTGTCCCGCTCGGAAAGCTCACGCTCCCGCTGGGACGAGGTAAACGAGTCCTCGAAATCGCAAATCAGGTCGGCAACGTCCACCTCACCGGCCACATCATCGTCGCTGGCATCAGGCTTCACGCTGTCTTCCACGATTCTTCCTCGTCGGTCTCTATTTCGTAGTCATGGCTCGCCCTGAGGCGCGCCGCTTCCGGCTCGGGTGCTGCGTTATGGATGTCGTCCAGGCCGCGGCCTATCAGGCTGCATACGTCAACAGCGTCGTCCTGCCGCCCATCCTCTCCATTGAAGGCGCACAGCTGGTTCAACAGTCGAATGGCCCATGGCTGGCCCTTTGGAAGCCACACCGTTCCTGCTGAGGCGCGAGCTGCGAAACCAAGGGCCCGCTCTGCCTTGCTGCTGGCCGAGGCCAGACCAATGCGCCGTGTGAACGTCTGCGTCTCCCGCATCCTTCGGGTGATTGCGCTATCTAGTGCACGGAGGATGACGCCCTTTTCCTCGAAGGCGGCCATTGGCTTGTGCCTGGCTACCAGCTCGATCCAAGCATCGATCCACTCGGCCGGGTCAGCCTGCTTGTGCCACCAGTCGATGGCATACAGGTCGCCTTCCGTCGAAATACCCCACACACCGTGCTCGGTATGGTCGTTCTCGCCATCGCTGACGCCGTAGTCACTGGCGATGTACCGATTAAGCCGAGCAGGCAGAACGTCGTAAAACTTGAACCAGTCGCGCTTGAACAGGAGGCCGGCAACGGATCGGCACTGCCCTTCCCATACGTGCCGGTAAAGGTCTTCGTTGATCCGGAGAAGCTTGACCCGCTCCTTTTCGAGTTCTTCTGGGAACCACGGGTTGTCACGCCAGTTCATGTCGATGACCAGAGTGTCCGGGTCTTCGATACCAGCTAGCAGGTGAATGAAGTCCTCGTCCTGGTCCGGGTTGTAGCTCCACCAGATCTCGGACCCCGGCTTACGGATGGTCGGAATCAGCACCTGCGCCGATCGTTCAGACACCGTGTGCGCTTCCTCCACCCAGCACCCGTCGAAGCCCTCGTATGACTTGATCGAGTCGGCCGTGTGGTCCTGCAAACCAGCGAACGCGAACTCTGTTCCGTTCATTCCCTTGATGACGCGCTCCTGCACGTCGTAGAAGCTTCCCAAACCCATCGCCTGGATCGTGTCAGCCAGGAGCCGGTGACTCGACTCCTTGATCGACTTCTGAACCTCTCGTGCGCAGAGCCAGCGAATGGGCTGCTGGTATCCCTTCGCCGCCAGGATGCGGCCGATGGACCAAGACTTAGCCGAACCTCGACCTCCCCTGGCGATCTTGTGACGCTTCCGCTCTGTGGCGAATGGCGCCATCTTGGCCGGGATCTCCAGCCTCAGGGTCTTGCTCATTCCTTGGTTGGGCTGACCGTCACAAGCTCAATGCGGGTCGGCAGGACATTGCCCGAATGCTCGATCTTGCTGGCGTCCGTGTAGTCCTCGCGGAACCGGCAACTGACCTGCTTGGCCCACAACGAGGCATTGAACCCTGGCATGACAAGCCCGGACTGGCCCATATCCTCGAACCAGGCCTGAGCCAAGTCCTTCGCGTGTGTAATTGCGTCACTAAATTCCGGGTAACGCTCCTGCCATTCGTAGAGCGTCTTCCGGGCGACATCGAGCGCCGCGGCAATCTGGGCATGGCTTTTCCCTTGGCGCCCAAGCTCTACGACCTGCCCGCACATCTCTGGGCGATAGTCGGTGGGTCGGCCAGCAGGCATCACACAATCTCCAGTAACGCCTCGTAGACAAGCTCGCCATCAGCCGTGATGTCAAGGCGATAGAGGCTGTCCCTGAGCAGTGAATTCAATTGGGTTTCCGGGATGCTTACCGACAGCTCACCTGGATCGAGCTGGACAGCTGTCACGGGCGTTGGTTGGCGATTGCGGTTATACGGGCGAAGCTGAGCCACAATCACCTTGCCCGCCAGATCGACCGGACCTGAATCATCCCGAATCAGGCAGGTAAAGCTGCCGCCATATCCCCGAGACAGGCGGTGCGTGGCTTCACGGCGGAACATTACTGCCTCTCCCCCATCAGGGCTTGCTGGAGCCCGACGACTTGGGCGTCACACTGGGCAGCGGCTCGAACAATTCGGCCCGCACTTGCTTCTCGGTCGTCGGAGCTACCATCAGGCTGGCGTCCACTGGCGGCAGATGACACTGCGGCGGAACTGGCTTGGCAGGTTGCCCACTGGTCGCGCAGGCGGAGAGTGCCGTTGCGCAGACCAGCCACAACAGCAGCATTGGAAGCTTCGGCATCGGCTTTACCCTTCTCGTAGTTGGCAGCGGCCTGGCTTATGGCTTGGGCCTGCTTCTGTTCCGCGGCTTGCTGGGCGGTAATGGCATCAGCCCGATCGCTTGCCAGCTTGGCCCGCTCGGCATCCCATGCGGACTGGTTCTTTGCCAGAGCCGTCTCACCCGCCTCAGCGGCAAGGTGATGACCCACGGCAAAGCCCGCCGCGGCGATGATCAATGCGGCGATGACCTTGATCCACGGATTCACTGTCCATCCCCCGCGCGCATGGTCCGGCTGTTACCGAACAGGTCACCCACCACTGCACCGGCATTGCCGATCAGCGCGCCGACCATCAGGTTCAGCATGTCCTTGTTCTCGGGTGGGACCTTGAACTGGAGAAGCGCAGCGCCGAGGAGACCCATGAGCAGCCATACCAGTACAGCGATACCAGCCTTGAGGGTGCGGGCGTCGCGCAGTGGGTTCATTGGCGGAACTTCACG